CAGCGTAGCTGATGTCACTTATGCAACCATCGAAGCGGTGGAGCGTTACAACTTTAATCGTGACAATGGCGCAGATGTTGGCAAGGTAAGCAAGACATGGCCAGAGGCTATTGCTCGTGACATATGCGGTGTGATCGCAGAACTAGCCATGGGTAGATGGCTTGATAAGTTTCCATTCTCGCTCTTTGAAGATCGCAAAGATGGCGACGTTGGTCATTACGAAGTGCGATCAACTGCTTATCCATATGGCAAGTTACTGCTACAACCAGATGACAATAAGAATCGTAGATACTTTCTTGTTACTGTCGACGGTCACTATAAAGCCAGTATTCTAGGCTGGATTTGGGGCTGGGAAGGCATACAAGATCACTTCTGGGATGAGAAAATGCCAGTGCCATGCTACGCAGTTCCGCAGAACTTACTCCACGATCCAGAGGAATTAGATTGACTTGGTTAGATGAAGCACAAGAAATTGCCCATACAGTCGCTCGGCAAGTGCACCGTAAATACAACACTTACTTTGATGCAAGTGATGTCAAGAATGAACTTATCGTGTGGGTGCTGCGCCGCGAGACGAAGGTCAAAGAGTGGCTTGAGCATGATAAAGATACTGAAGATTATCGGACTGGTGTGCGCATGCTTGCCAAAACTTTGCAACGCCATGCTGAGAAGTATTGTCGCAGAGCTAAAGCGCAAGCGGCGGGCTATGAAGTAAGAGATGAATTTTTTTACTCAGCAGAGATGCTAGAACAACTACTGCCATTTGCCTGGAGAGATGTTGTGCCTACCAGTAACCCAACGGGTGAAAAGGTTGGTGGTGGTGGCAATCCCGCTGAAGGCGGTAACTACATCATCTCACTCTTTGATGTACGCAAGGCTAAAGATAAGCTAGAACCAGATGATCAGTTGCTTTTGCATATGAAATATGTTGAAGCAATGACCTATGAACAAATCTCTGAGTCACTGGCTATCTCTCGCTCATCATCAGAGCGCAAAGTTAAGGCCGCGCTTCGCAGAATTACCCGCGAACTTGGCGGGGAAGATCCATGGACAAGAAAGAAAGTAGAAGACTGATGGCTACCTATGAATATCGTTGCCAGATCTGCAATATCGAAATGGATGTTGAGCGATCAATGTTTGAAGAGGCTATCGATCCGCAGTGTTGCGGTATTGCAATGCGCCGCACCTATTCCAGCCCAACTGTAAAGTTTAATGGGTCTGGCTTTTATTCCACCGACAATGCCAACCCAAGGAGTTAACATGCCATCAACAATCACAGTGGTAGATGAGTCGAAGACTCTTGGCACAAAGTTGCCTGCTATCACACAAGCGCTTAATATCTTTTCTAAGCAAGTAACGACAGCGTGGGGTTTGCCACCTCAACCAGTAGTCATGGGCAGTGCCCGCGGTAATGGCACATGGAATGTCTGCTTTGTCCCGCAGTTTCCTAACCCTTCACTTGCTAATGTAGCCTACGGCTACCATGAACTTGATAGCAATAACAATCCTATTGCCTATATTAGAGTCAATGCTTATGGCTCACGTAATCCATACGGCACATATATCAAGCCACTGACAGTGCTTGGTAGGCAGATCACTAAGGCGTTTTATACACCTGGTATTGCAGCTGTAGCCATGCATGAACTTGCTGAAATGCTCGTTGACCCGCAGATCAACGCGTATAAGTTGGCACCAGATGGAAAGCAATGGCTATGCGAGATATGCGATCACACTGTAGGTAACTATCTCATTTCGCCAGATGGCTACAACGCCAACATCATCGCTCCGGACTTTACTTGGCCAGCCTTTTACAATGTCAATAGTCCTGCACCATATTCACAGATGAATGTGCCTACAAAGCCATTTACTTTGGTACGCGGAGCGTATGGCTACTATAAGAATGGCAATAGTTATACGCCACTTACGGCTACATCAGAGCTATTAGATAAAGAATAAGCCCCGCGGATAGGAACGCGAGGCTTATCGTTATGCGTGGATAGGATCACGCACCGTCGCAATTATACCATAGTCATCGTCCGCTATGCGCGAGCAATGCTTTTCGTAGTCCTTGCGAAGTTGATTGACAGTGTTGTATGGCCCAATGGCGATAGCAACCTGCACACTTGGATGTACAACGACGGCCATGTACTGCTCACGCTTGGCGGTTAATTCCTCAACCAGCTCCCAGACGCGCTTAGCCATATCCTCGCTTGACTCTGCATCCTTTTCAAGCAAAGCAGCCATCTTTTTAATCTCACTTGGCTTGGCTTTCATGACAACTCCTTCTCGATAATTTTAATAAGAGGGCACGGCCAAACAACTACATCTGGCTCACCGTTGTAAGAAGTTTGACATGAGACACAAAATGACATTTCTTCATTTAAAGGTTGGTGCAGTTTCACGACTGCTCGAAGTGCAGCCCATGCTTTGCTATCAAGCATAGACGCACCTTTGGCATATCTATCTATCTTTGCCAGCAATTCATCGTGAGTCATCAGTAGCCACCTAAGCAATTTTTGGACTTGGTGTGACGGCGGTATTGCAAGGCGTACATAGTTCTAGTTGGGGCAAACAGTTCTTTCCTGCATGCCCCGCAGTTGCCATACCATTCACCAGCTTCAATATCGTGTGTCATTTAGTTAGTTTTCCCATCCAGTATTTGCATGCGTCAACATTTTCATGCAGTGTGAGATAGCCATAGATCTGGCGGTTATCGAGATATTGTGGCACATTATTCTTGCGCCAGTTACGCGCCACGCGGACATATTCGTAGTCATCAGTACCATCAAAATAACTGGTCTTGTCTAGCACCTTGTTATCAATCAGATAGGTACAGTGAACCAGATCAACCTCTTTGATACCCCGCACTACGCCATTAAGTAGAGCAAAGTACTTGTCACTATTCTGAAAGTAGCCAGTAGCTGTTACTGGGTGATGATAGTTGCTGTAGCCAGCATGATCTTCTTCACCTTCTGCCACTGCATAGCGCAGAATAGGGGCAATAACGGGTCTATTAGCCTCTACCAGCGTGCGTAAAGTGTCTGGTAATAGAAAGTTGTCCACATCGCAGACAAAGTAGTGTGCGCCCATATCCTTAGCGTCTTGGATACCTTCTTGACGTAACTTGGCGAGCACATCAAAGCGTTCAGCGTTCCATTCATGCACGCCAAAGCGTTGCACCTGCTCTGGCACATCATCACTTTCAAACCATGTCGCACGCCATTCAAAGAGACGAGCGTCAGACTCATAGCCTTGTGCAGCGCGAATAGGCTGTTCATAGATCCATTCTTCAATGATCGCTGCTGTATCGTCGTTGTTGTTGTTAGTTCTAAAGCTAAGAATGATCTTATCGCGTGGGTAGTTCAGGTTATCCAAGTTCTGCTCTAGCCAGTATGGCAGTACTTTAGCCTTATCTTTAGCTAGCACATGGAAGTAAATCAGTGGCAGTTCATGATCATACATCTTGCACCCACTTGTACATGCTGTAGTGAGCGATACGGCGCACAGTCTCTTGGCTTATGCCATAACGCTTGGCCAGATCGATTACATTAACTGCGGTAGTCCCGCGGCCTTCGGTAGTCTTGGCCACCTTGTATTCTCTGCGGATAGTCCGCACAGCTTCTTCATCCAATTTTAGTACCATCCTATCCTCTTTTCATGTTCGAGAGCGTTACATGCGTTATTATTCCAGTGAGTCATGATGTAACGCAAGCCCCACCTAATTTGAGTTTGATAATCATATTTATAGTCTCTGCCAAATTGAGCCATCTTGCTCGCGGGAAGTGCTTGCGGTATTCCCCGCGACCCCGACCGTCGATTAACGGCCTTGTAATCCCAACGACTTTCCATAGTCCAGAGAGTCAATAGACAGCCCCACTGGTGAGCATTCCCACCTTGGCGTTCGTAGAGAACGCGAGCAAAGTGCTTGGCAGATGGCAGATGATCGCTGATCGCAATTGATGGGTTATTCGACAACCAGAGAGATGCTACGACTACTCCCAAAAATCCGACGATGTATCTTTTGCGACATGTTGCCTGTCGATGAATTGAAATGTTGATGTCTTTGGCCTTTCTCTCATTATCACCTTTACTGGTAGTACGCCAGCTCGGGTAGCCTTTTGCCTAATATGCACCCACATCACTGAGCGGTCATGAACACCTTGCAGCATGCCAACTGACTTACGTCGCTCAACTGGCAGTGTCCCGCCGTATATTCCATAGTCAATTGTATGCGTATCTTCCATTGCATATTCAAGGCATGAATTATCCCTAAACAGAGGACATTCTTGGCATATCTTCATAGCTAGAACGGCGTTCTCGATGGTGCGTTCTTGTGCAGCTCTGGCAGCGGGTGACGGCGACCCGCCACGGGTAGTATGTTCTGGGTACCACCACTCAGGGTCATATTCAGGATTGGCGCATGATGGCTTAGCGTCGGGCTGTAGTGGCATTAAATGTACATCTCCTTGATCTTGGTGCGAATGACGTAAAGATCTTCGCCGTTAATTCGCCCTAGAGTATCGTTGATCGCTTGTTGCTTGTTAATAATCTCCATTACATCTTTTATGGCCCTATCGTAGCCCTGGCTGAATGCTTGCTCTTTGATAAAGTCAACAGTTACCTCAGGTTCAATTTTCATGTTCACTACGCCGTTGTTAGGCCGTAAGGGGCCAGTTATACCCTCAATTACGCGGTTCATATGATCTGCGAATTGCTCAGCTATTTCTTCATTAGTCATGATTTACCTATCCTTTTTTACGTTTCATGCCGACGAGGTTCGCCAGTAAGTAGCCTTAAAATACAGAAAAGGCGCGAGAGTGTCAACCCCCGCGCCGTGTCCTGCCCGATCTTCGATCCTGGATCTACTTACCCGCCCATGTTCTAGTTAGCTGCTGTAGGCCCTGGACCGTGAGCGGCGCATTAGCCGCTGGCGTAAGCTCGTAGCACGATAAGCAGATATTGCCAGGGAATAGGCTAAATTTATTCGTAGCCTTGCGGCAATTAGTGCATGACACGTAATCGTCTAAATTCATGGCTTAGATCCATTCCTGCTTGAGAATATAGCCAGCGCGATCCTGGCCATGGAATAGCACGCTGGATAAGTTGTAAACCAGGTGAAAGCCCATATCCATGCCGCAACCATTCACACGGATAGCGCGATTACCGTTACGTTCAACTAAGCGACTGCCTAACGCGTCGGCAGCATAGTAAGTAATATCGCTAATGCGGCCTTCTCTATCTGCCACTACCAGAGATATGTCTCTGCTCATGCCGCTAGAAGATACGTGCCGAAGAATTGTGTGGACGCGGCTACCTTCGCTTACATAATGGGTAAGTAGTTGCTCGCGGGCATAGTCTCGATCCTGGCGAGCTTGTGCAGCCTTGCTAAGTGTTGCAGTTGTCATGGTACTAGTCCTATCTAGTTGGTGATTAGGTGACCGATTAGCCGCCTACTGCCTACCCTTAACCGCTAAGGCTAAGGGTAAGCCGTAAGGATCTAAGCGTTAGGCACGCGCATAGGCATAAGCAGCAACTGCCAGCGAATATCCCCCGCCAACGTCTCGCATAGTAGTGGCTTAACCGCCCCGCTTGTGCGAATGATTAGCGGGACGTTCTTATCAATTCCAGGAACCTTAGCCATGTCCGCGAGGTATAGCGGGTTAACACCGATAATGTCGGCGGGGCTAAATTCTGTCGGGATTAGGTGCTCATAGGCTGGAAAGTTGCCCTGCCAGGATAAGAATTGCACGTTACCGTCGATGGTGTTAACCGTGACCTTATCGCCCTCGATCCAGAAAGTCACGCGAGGATTGACTACGCGCTTACCCGTTAATGGCTTGATATGGTTGCGGATCTTCGCTATATCTTCGCGTAGAATAAGAATATCGAATGCATCGATAGAGTGTACGGGATTATCCTTCTCGATGATTGAATGTTCTACGCGGCCGATGAATAGGCGATAGCGATCCGTAGCCGCGGCAGTAATCACGCCATCGGCGCTAGTGAGCTTAACGCATGTGAGCAGCGGCAGGGCCTTATCTTTACCAGCTGCAATTGATGCGCCACTAAGTAGATCATCAAGCAGCGCTGCATCCATGGTGAAATGAGCGGTAATCGTGTCGGATGTTGCAGTGTTGTTAAGTGTTGTATTCATGTCTCATAGTCCTATCTATGGTTAGCGCTTAGACGATCTAAGCTGCTATAGATAACCCTGGCGCTAGTCCAGGGCCACCTATAGCGGATTAGAGTACTGCTAGGCAGAGAGAGAATACAGCAAAAGCGGACCAGATTACAGCGGTCCAGAATATGGCGCGGACAACTGTACGCGTTACGTAATATGAGCCAGAATGGGTCATTATGCGCCTACCTTTACAGATGTATTGATTATCTCCATGAGCTGGCGATACTGCTCACGCTTATCATAATCTGCGTGGTATTGCTGCCAGTGCTGGACAGTGCTGTCCTGGCCAAATGCGATCTTATACGCTGCAAAGCTGCTAATATAGTATTCGATGGCGGCTGGTGCATATTCTAGGCCAGCGATCCTTGCATATTCTGGATCTTTTAATAATTCTTGCTTGATCTGCTCACGTGTCATAAGATTAGTCCTATCTAATCGGGTAGGCGAACGCCTACACCATGAAAGATACGCCGATCAGACACGCGTGTCAAGTCTATTTTGCAAGTAATTTATATCACAATTAGATAACGATTATCCGCTGCCATATGGCATATCTTGCCAGCTTATGGCCAGGATATATCTGCCATCATGCCCCCGATATGTTTAAGTAATGGCTGGATAATGGCCATAGGCACAGTCACGTAACCCACCATCAAACACCCATCAATCACCATCAAAAGCCATCATATATAGATCATTTAGCGATAAACGATAATCATATGGCCGCAAAATAGAATGAAACTTCGGCGATCATTCGCGGTTGATTGCCCTGTGGCAGAATAAAAAAGAAAATCTTTCAGCTTATTGGTCATCGACTCGGGGACTTTTAAAACTAAGCTACTAAGTGTTTAACTATCAACCCAATTATTTTTTCTAAATATAGTCTCACTATATGAGATTGCCTAAAATTATTTTTGCGCCCAAACCAGTATAAAATACTGACTTTATGCAATGTGACATAACTCACATGATTCAAAGCGGGACAAACACTAAATTTCCCACCTTAGTATATATAGAGGGTTTAATTAACCTAACCCTCATATGCAGGCGGTTTCACCGCCTTTATGTGTTATTACACATATGCCGAGGCTCCGCCGCGGCGGTTATTATTGCCATCGGCGGCGCACCGCGCCACCCATAGGTTATTTCCATAGGGATTACCACAGGCCCCGCTCCGCGGTGCTGTATCAACCACAGGTTTAAAGGCGGGTGTATTGTATGGCTAAGCCATCGGCTAACAAATACAAAATCGCGCCTGACTCGACCATCTCGGCCAGTCAGGCCAAACAGACAATTGTTGAGATGGTTACAAAAGGATTTTCCATCGCGGACAGCGTCCGCGCTACGGGAAAATCTATTAAGTCTTATGAGTACTATCGCGCCTCTGACGCGCAATTTAAAGAGGCGATTGATCTAGCTCGCGCTGTTCAGCGCAGAGATGGTGTTATCTCCGAAGAGGATGCGGGGATCACCTTTGAGGAGTTTCGGGCTAAGTTCCTCAACTCCAAGACCTTTGACCATCAGCGCAACATTATCTCGATGCTCGAAGAGGGTAAGCCAGCCTTTCTCCATCCGAGCATGAAATACGAAGAGGGCTTTCCAAATTACGTCCTCGTGAACATGCCACCTGAGCATGCCAAGTCGATGACAGTCTCAATTGACTACATTACCTATCGGATCTGTACTGACCCAAATATCCGTATCAAGATCGTCTCAAAGACCTTGACTATGGCCAAAGACTTTCTTTACGCTGTCAAGCAGCGTTTGACTCAGCCAGCATATGCCGAGCTACAGCGCCGCTACGCGCCTGCTGATGGCTATAAGGAAGCGGCTGATAAATGGACCCAGGACGCTATCTACCTTGAACGCGATTCGGGCGAAAAGGATCCTACCCTTCAGGCGCTAGGTATTGGCGGTCAGATCTACGGTGCCCGCGCAGACTTGATCGTTCTTGATGACTGCGTCACCTTGGCTAACGCCAATGAATACGAAAAGCAGATCCGTTGGATCCAGCAGGAAGTTTTGACCCGTGTCGGTCCAACAGGCAAGATCTTGGTCGTAGGTACTCGTGTAGACCCAGTTGACCTATATCGTGAGATGCGCAACCCAGATCGTTATCCAGATGGCGTATCGCCTTGGACATATCTGGCTATGCCAGCGGTTCTTGAATTTGCAGATGACCCAAAGGATTGGAAGACCCTCTGGCCACGCTCTGACAAGCCTTGGCTTGGAGATGATGCGAATATAGGCGAGGATGGTTTATATCCACGCTGGGACGGCCCTAACCTTCGTAAGCGCCGCGGTGTGCTTGACCCAAAGACTTGGGCGATGGTTTATCAGCAGCAGGATGTGGACAGCGAGGCTGTCTTTAGTCCAGAGGCTGTTCGCGGTTCTGTATCAGGTATGCGTGCTATCGGTCCTTTGATCGCTGGGGCACCTGGTCATCCACAAACTCTTAACGGCGGTTCGTACACCATCTGCTCGATGGACCCAGCCATGTCAGGCGATACATTCTCAATTGCCTATGCTGGTGACAAGACAACCCAAAAGCGCTATATCTTGGAAGCTAGCCGTATGCCTGCTCCAACACCACAGCGTATTCGTGAGTTGATCTTTGAATGGACTGAGAAGTACAAGCCATCAGTCTGGGTTATTGAGAAGAACGCTTTCCAGTTGTTCCTTACCCAAGATGAAGAGATTAACCGCTTCCTTGCATCTCGCGGTATTCGCCTTGTCCAGCACTACACAGGTGCTAACAAGATGGATGCAGAGTTTGGCGTAGCCTCAATGGCTCCGCTCTTTGGAATGGTTGACAAACTTGGCAA